CGATTCACCTGGATTGAGGCTTTCTTCTGCCCCAGCGCCGCCAGCGTATTCGTGGTATCCAGGTTCAGAACCTGCTGACCGTAAAAGGTACTTTTTAAACCCTGGCCCGTTTCGCCCTGGTAAGTCACTGAAACGTCGTCAACCTTGACGGCTTTCTTCCTCTGATCGCGTGCGCTCAACAGGTGCGCCGCCAGCCAAAGCTCGATCTGGGTCAGAGTAATCTCGCTCAAACCTTTATCAACCAGGTTGCTTGCAACAACTGCGTGAGCGGAATTAATAAACGCATTGATCTGGCCTGTTGTCAGGCTGGTGTCAATGATGTCCTTGACGTTCTCTGCGCTTACTCTAGCCCCGGCGTCTGGATCGGCCACTGAGTTTCTCCTTACCCAGGGCCGATAACTAAGCTTATCGGCCCTGGGTCTACCAATAAAACGTTATGCCTGGTCGGGCGCGGTCTCGGGCACCTCGGGCGCGGTCTCGGCCTTGCTGGCCTTCTTCGCCTTCCGGGGTCCCTCATCCGCGGGAACAGTCACCAACACTTCCACCACCGGCTCAAGCTTATCCGCGAAAGCCTTCGCTTCCTCGGGCGTCGCGTCGATGATGTCGCCCACCTGGTAGATCACTAGCTGGCCATTTTCAAAGCGTGCATGACGCTTGTTTTTTACAGTGAATTTCACGGCAGTTCCTTTCAGTTCTTGGTAATGGGCGGGGCTGGAAAGATCCCAAACCCCGCCCCACACCAATAAATCGCTACCCGGGCTAAGCGCCAGTGTAGTGCGCGATGCCGGAATGACCCTCAGCGTCGCTCTTGATCCGCGGCGCCATCGCGGCCATAACCTTGAAGCGCGAGACCATCCCGCCTTCTTCGGCCCACTGGACATTCACGATGTCCTGAGCAACGGCGATGTCGACCACGTCACGGGAGAGCTGCGGCATGACCAGCGCGCCATCAGCCAGCTTGATCGCCGGCTTGACGAACTTGATCTGCGGCAGGTTCGCCAGGATCCGCTGCAGCGCGCTCTGACCGCTGCCATCCGAGTAGACCTGCAGCATCTCAGAGTACTGGTTCGGCGAGGCGTAGAACCCGTAAGGCCCGTAATAGCCATCGCCCATCAGCGCGTTCATCATCGCCAGCACGGTCGAATAGATATTCGAAATCGTACCGAAGTCACCGGTCGCGCTGCCGGTATTCCGGCTCGGGTGCGTGGTGTAACCGTAGATCGAATTGGCATTGACCTTGATCGTCGAGCCGTTGAAGAGCATGTACTCCAACATCTCAGAGACCTTGCGCGAAGCCACCTGAGCCTGCGTGACATCCAGAGCATCGCCCATGCGCCGCGAGGCTTCCAGGGTGCGAATATTGATCCGGAAGTCCTTGTGCGTGATCGGCACTGGAACGCTGACCAGGTTGAAACCGTCGCGGTCCTCTTCACCCGGCACAACGCCCGACATATCGACGTTGGCGTCGGTCATATCGGACATCTGTTCATAACCCGAGAGCAGGGTGCCCAGGCCGCCAAGCGGTTGGACCAGGCCGTATTGGCGCAGGTCATTGACGCCCACCAGGGTTTGCCGGGCCACGTCCACAACCGCGCGATCGAGCTCCAACCACTCTTCGTGGCGCAGCAGCGCGTTAGACCGCAGCGAGTTAACATTCAGGCCAGAGGCCAGGAACGCCGAGGGCACGCCGCCGCCGCCCGAAAAGGACCGGGCTTCGCTCACCTGGGCATTGGAGTTCTCATTCAGAGAAGACTTCGGAGCCATTACGCCACCTCCACTTTGATGCGCGCGCGGGTGCCGGTGGTGGTTTTATCCTCCGCCGCAAACGCCACGATCGCGTTCAGATAAATCGTGTAGCTGCCGCTCCCGGCCTCGTTAACGGCCTGAGCGGTGAATTTGGCCAGGTTGCCCGCGCCATCGCTGACCAGGGCATCACCTTTCTTGATCGTCTGGCTCGTGCTGCACCAGCCGTACACCTCGTCGCCGGAGTGGGCCACGATGTACTGAGCGCTTTCGTTGGCCAGGTAGGTGGTGTCGATATCGTCGCCGACGAAATCTTCTTCCACCACAAAATACTTGGGCGCGGTCCCGCCCGCGGTCGCGTGCTTCTTCAGCTTGCCCGACGTCGCATCGAACTGCACCAGCTCGCCCGGGGTCAGGGTCTCGTGCGCCAGGGCTTCCTTCTGGATCGGTTCACCCTTCAAGATGATCGTCTTCGGAGTCGCCATTTCTACTTGCCTCCAACAGCAGGATCAGATTCCTTGGCCAGCAGCACGGCCGGAGCAGCCGGCACGCTCGAAGCCTCGGACGAATTTCCGCGTGGGCCTCCGCGGCCCGCATAATTCACAGGGCGCAGGCTGGCCGCCAGTTTGCGCAGAGTCTCAGTGCTCATCGCCTTGAGTTCCTCTTCGCCAAACGCGCAGCGCTCGTTGCCTTTCAGCTCGCCGACCAGGGCCGCCTTCTGCTCGTCAGCATTGCCCTTGATCTCCGCCATTGCGCTTTGGATCGCCGAAATGCCACCCATAGCCTGGATCTCGCCCGCCAGCTTGCGCAGGTCAGCCAGATCATCCACACCCTGAGTGTTGGCAACCGGCTTTTCGGTCGAGGCCTGCGTGTTACCCTGTAAAGGGTTCGCAGCCGCGCTCCCACAGTTCGCGCTGAGTGCGTTATCCAGCTTCGCCAGCGCCGACTCGCTCATCGCCTCCAGGTCCGCCTTATCGAACGGGCACCGGGAGTTCGCGCTGAGCTTTACAACTAAATCGCTCTTTCCCATCACTACCTCCTCTGTCAAATTGACCCTTCGGGAATTGCCCGCGGGTTGGTTAGGCTCCGCGGAATCTGCCCGCTCGCCATGAAATCCCAGCAGCCTGGCCAATGCGCGCACTGCGTTCTTGGCCATTCCGCCAGGGTTAAACACTTTTTCATTGTTCGCAACTTCAGCCGCTGCTTCTCCCTGCAGGGGAAACAGCGTCACCGCACCACCCCATGCCACCCCAATCCGGTCAAACACCAGCTCTTGGTCAGCCGGCAAAATATTCGGCGTTGCGGCGTCAGATGGCAAATAAGCAAGCGTGATATGCGGCGTGAACCCATGCCCGCGGTAAACCGGCAGCCAGTCCACCAGCCAGTTACGGAACATCGCCAGGTAATCGCAGTCATAACTGGCATAAAATGCCTGCATGCCATCTGAATCGGACGTATTGAACCGGCCGATCCCACTCACCCGCCCCCGGATGATTGGATTCGTCGCTGCATAATTCATCACGATTTCCAGCAGCCGCCCCTGATCGATTTGCACGCTGCCATCCGCCAGGTCGCCCAGAAAACCCAAAGTTAAGTGAATCTCGTTCGCTGGGATTACGGTCGCCCCATCCGGCAGTTGGTCTGCCCTGAGCGCCAATGCCTGCTCAGCCCCCGCGGTTGGATACAGCGCCACCATGACCCCGGTGTTCCCTGCATTAATCTGCATCGTCTCACTCGCCATCTCATCTCCTCTCTTCTCTGAGCTGAAAGCTGAAAGCTGAGAGCTGATAGCGTTTACCCTCGGCGTTCCGCACCCGTCTTTCCATGAACATGCGCCAACCTGGTGCAGCAGCAGCGCGAGATGATCCGGCCGCAGATTCCGGGCAACTCCATAAAAAGGTTCCCCTGCCAGGCTTCCGGGCTTTTCTTCCAACTCGCGCCAATAGGCCGTCGAAACCTCGATCCCTTCGCCCGCTTCCAGCTTCTGAACCGCCAGTTGAGCGTCTCCACCCAGTTCTGCCGCCTGCGCCAAATCGATCCAGATTTCTCCACGTAATTTGTTGTCAGAAAATTCCGGGTTAAAAAATCTAGCAGGCGTTCTAGCAACGATCTCAGGCGAATTTGCGCTGACAAACTGGCCTTGTGCAGCCGGGTGCCCCAGTGGAACGGGAATTCCCGACCATGATTCGGGAAATTTCGCGATCTCATCGGCCGGCACCAGCTCGCCGTTCAACACGCCTGCCACGATTGCGATCACAGGCGCAATCAGGTAATCCCGCCCGGCAAACGTCTCATGCCGGACAGAACCGTTCAGCTTGTTGACCGCTAGCCGCAGTTCAGTTGCCATTTATGCCACCGCGGGTGCGAGGATGACCACGTAAGATAGCGTGCTCAGGTTGCTTGCCGAAGACTGCTGGATCTGGTTGACCACCGTGATCGTGCTTTCGAACGAAGCAGCCGCGCCGCCAATCCCGCCGGCCGTGATCCCGGCCACACCGATCACCCGGTCGCCAACCGCGGCGCCCGTGCAGGTGCATGCCCCAGCGCCGTTCTTGCCGGTAAATGACAAGACTTTCGCATTCGTCAGCAGCGCGCTTTGCGCTACGTCAGTTGCCCAATCCTGTGGGTCTTCGCCCTGGAAATCCGCTTTCAATTGAGTGCCAGTTTTTACAGCCATTCTTTCTCCTGTGGTGAAAACAAAAACCGCCGGTGGCCCAAACGGACCACCGGCGGTAACTTCCGGGTAACCATTGTGTGGAGAGCGTGAAAGCGCCCTCGTTAGCAATATTCTAGCACAATATTTCTGCTTTACAACAGTTCAGATAATTGTCATTATGAGACTCGTCACTCACCCATTTATGTGTTTCTTATGGCACTGGGGCAAATTTCATGTTCAGGATCCCACCATAAAACCTGGAAAGTTGAACCCTCTTTGATTCCCCACAGCCTGCCAGGCCCATTGATCCGAAAACGAAATAGTTCATCAATATCATCCCTGATGATGACCTCAAGCCGGTCCCTTGCAAACTTTTCGATGTCTTCGCACAGAATAGAGTGGTCTCTTTTATGATTATCGCGGATTTGTGCCCATGTCATCATCTCATAAGATTTTAGGTGCATGGCAATCTCAAAAAAGCTGGTCTTATCCGCTTTCCCACTGGCAAGCTCAAGTTCGTGGTCAAAATAACGAAATGACCAACTCGGTCTTTGTTGGTCAAATCCATTCCCCTTAGGTATCGGAAGCCTTTTTACGGGATGCGGCTCATTTTTGATTTGAAGTTTCTTTTTCATACAGACGCGTCGATGGCTCCGTAATATTCCATCATCGCAGCATGTGAAATGACCGCGCAGCCTCGCTCGCCTGGCTCTATGTTCTTCCTTGCGTCTTTCCAAGGATCTTCCGTATGACTAAGATCGCTCAGCCACTGCGAAGATTTGTCGCCAAAGCCATTGATAATGACATCGACCGTCTCTTTCTGAGCCTCGTTCAACGCATCTGGATTCCCCTTAAAATTGCTTGCGCTAACTTTATACAGTCCTTTATGCGCTGCGTAGAGTGCCGGCACCACGGGCCCATTCGCCCATGCCTCAATCCGCTCTTCAAACAAAGCATCATCGTCCCACACCAGTGACCACGCCTGCGAGTAATACACCAGTTTCTGCAATTTCATCGCAGTGATGGGCCCTGTTTTATTTAATATATAAACAGCTACGTCAAAAACTGTAGCCATAATCCCCTCCTTTGTGAATGTGTTTGTGCGTGTACATAATATACATCTTTTAGAACGTTTAACCTAGGGTGATTTTTCGCGCATCTCAAGAGTCAAAATAGGCCCGCCTGGCTTCGTCTCCGCCATCCAATCCACCAGCGCCATGATCCCCGTATCCGTCATCATGTCGATGAACTCAACCGGGTACGACTGTCTCAAATCCTTGCTCGTTTTCATCCTGGGTCTCCTGTCTGAACTCCGTCATTTGGGACCCACCGCAATCAAAAAGCCGCGCCCGTTTCGGGTGCGCGGCCAGGCCAGCAAAGCCAGATGTGCTAAAATACACCTAGCTCTACATCGCGCCCATACCGCGGTGGAGGGTCAGAACCGGATTGGTGTTCCACCACCTTTCCGGTTCGTTTTTTAATTAGTTTTGTAAATCAGTTTTCTCCTTTGGCTCATCATCTTTTTGAACTTGCCCAAAAGATTTCAAGTAGTAATCGATCGCCGCAATTAATTCACCATTCAATGATCTGAAATGGTCCTCAGCAGCTTTGGTCATTGCGGCATGCATCTCATCGGGCAAACGCAAATTCAATATCTTCATGTATTTTATTTTAGTACTATTTTAGATAAAGTCAATACCTAAGTTCTGATAACTGCTGTTAGCCGCTTATCTTTTTACCGATGGCAAAGCGCTGCACCTGCAGCGGGGATGAACCGGGACGAGGCCACGCGCTTCTTGAATTGTGAATACTTTACCGCCAAGACTCGCGCATTTGCTGCAAACCCTGGGATCGTTAGCGTTCATAATTTCTACTTCGATTTCTATGCCATCGATCCCCATCTCTTCGTAACGATTCAAACTAGCTTCATAACTTGCCCTCACGATCTCCGTCCTCGCCATCAATTCCCCTCGGTAGATTCCAACCCCATCTACCTTGCTGGCCAGCAGCTTCCCCATCGCCTTCATCCCCAGCCCCTTCGCCATCCCTTCCGCCAGCGCCTGCGCGATCTGGCTGCCCATCGCCTCGGTGATCCCTTTCAGCGTGTCGAAATTCCGCACGTATAGGATGCCCAGCGCATCGGCGTGAATCGGCTGCCGGAACACCTGCCATAACTCATACTCGGGAACCGGCACCCCAGCTCTCCTCAAAATTTTGTCCGCGCGTTCGACTGAGCGGTTGTACGATGCCCTCACGTACACACTCTGCCATTCGTTCCGCAGCGTGATCCGCCGCCCCTCCCGCTGCTCCACCTCCAGGATTTCCTCGTCCACGCTTTGCCACAGCCAATCCATAAACGCCTGCGCCTTCCCCGCCGGATCGCTCGGAAAATCATACCGTGTCGCCGCCGCATTCCCAACGCCTGCTATCTTTTTTCCGTGCTGAAAGCTGAGCGCTGACCGCTGACCGCTACCCTCCAGCGCCAACGCATCATTCTCCACCACCGTTTCTAGGATCAACCGTCGTAACTTCACAAACCGCCGCTTCACCGCCTTGGCATACTCCGCTCTCAACCCCGCCGTTCGCGTAGGATCCCGCTGTGCATTGGTTACCAGGTTCATCCCCCCTCCCCTCTGGCTGACGACGCTTCGGCGCCCTGTAGAGGGTGCTGAGAGCTGACAGCTGACAGCCTCTTATGCCTTTCCACCAGCTCCCCCCAGCTCTCCTTCGGCGCCTTAAAGTTGATGATCCGTCCGCACCGGTGGCAATACCGCCTCGCCTCTGCTACCAGCCAGACGCCATCATCAAGCCGCGGCTTCCCTTCTACGTCCACCAGGTCCCCAACCTTCGCCGAACAGTTCGGGCACCGGTATGGAATATGGATGACCTCACACGCTTGGTTCATCGCTCAGATCGTCCTCCGTTGTTGCATCTTCATCATCAAGCAGCGCAGCCTCACTCTTATCCCGTGCCGGCCACTTCATCACCCGCTCGCGGAATTCATCCGGAGTGATCACCAGGTCAGCCGCTCCCGCCGGCGCGATCTTGGCCACTGCGCTTGCAACCTTGTCGGCCAGTGTGGCCCGATCCATGTCGCTCATCTCAAACAGGCTGGGCCACTCAACCTCATATTTTCCCGCAGAAGGAGCTGGCAGCGCGCCGGCTTGAATCAGCCGGTCGATAAACGGCCGTAAGATTGCCGGCTCAGCATGCTGCGTCTGCCTGCTGGCAATCGCGCCCGCCCAGGTGGCCATATCCTGGCTGCTGGCCAACTCTCCCCGCTCGCTGCCCAGCAGGATCCGCTGTGGGATGTCGCTGGCTGCCGAAATCAATGAAATCACCGACCCGAAAATGCCGCTCGGGTCAACCACGTCTGTCCCCAACGGTTCAATGTCAACCCCTCGCGTGCGGATCACCCTCCGCAGCCCATGCACATACTCGGCGATCTCATCGCTCAACGCCGCCTCCTGGCTTGGATCCAGGTCGAAATCATCCCTCACATCGGCGTGCAGGCCTCGGTTTACGTTGAGCCAATTGGCCTCGGACCCGCCCCCGACAATCTTCATTAGGTCATCCAGCCGGTTATAAACCCGCTCCAGCCGCGGCCGCCCGTAGATCTCATCCTCTTCCAGATCCTCGGCGATGTGAATGACCCGGCTCCAATGCACTGTTTCGGTAGGAAACCCTTCGCCCATCCGGATACTGTACATCTCCGGCAGCCGGTACCGCGGGTTGCCCGGATCAGTGACCAGGCTTTGCACCGCTGCGCTGCTTTCGGTAAATGGCGACAGGTAGATCACATCGGCCGCGTCGCTCAGCCCGCCTTCCAGCGGCTTGGATAAGCTGTCGGTCCCCGAGGTGCCGATCAGCAGCACGCCGTACCTTGAAATGCCAGCCAGCCGGTCAGCCCGCTGTAGAAAATGCCACAGCCGCCGCTT